AACTGCCATCTTAAAAAGCCATTGAATAAACTTCTCGCCCTCGTAAGGACGTAATTCAATTAGATAATTTGCAAATTTTACAAATCCGATATAATCAGTACTTTTCATAAAGTCCTCAAACACTTTTGCTTTTCTTGTATTTGGCGATACATACTTCATGAAGTCGCACCATACAATAAAGGCCATCCTGCTTGGCTGTTCATCCTTATCCATCCATCGCTGCTTACGTACACAAAGATGAGCACTTAATGTACGTTCACGGGAGAATGATTTATTACAAAAACGGCATTCGTATTCTGTCATGTTTATTTATTAGGCTTTTCATGTTACTTAACTACCAAGTTAGTTTAGCAGAACTATAACACAATGTCAATATCGATTGGCTAAATAGAATAGGCGACAGCCGCGGTCATTAGTCAACCCAACAAAGGATCATATGACCAAGGAAACTATTTATCATTGCGTATATCGCATCACAAACCTGGTAGAAAAGAAACACTACTACGGCAAACGGAGTTCGAAGACATTGCCGTCCCTTGATATTGGTGTTACGTATTTTTGTCGTCAAGCGATACCACATTTAAAGCGGATCAAACGGCTAATCCGGGCAATAATACAATAAACTTGTTTATTTAAACAAGTCTTTTATCTGCGACGCAGCAACGTTTTTAGCCTGTGCGATGTCCTGTAATACATCGTCACCATTAATTGTGCGGAATAATTCAATCTCCTCGTCTGATAGCGATGGAAATTGTTCTATGAGCCATTGCGTTACTTTGTCTTTCTTGACCCCACGTGGTGGGATGAATGTATGCCGAATACCCTTGCTACCAACGCCAACTCTGCTTAGTAGCTTCCAGCGTAGTTCTTCATGTGCAGATGTAATAGCAACATAGTCGATGTTGAGCAGATCGTTTGTATTAAGTAGATACCATTCTTGTAACTCTCTATCACCTTGTACGCTTGACGCCCAGCGTTGAGCCATAAATGAATTTACCCCTTTACGATCCTCTTCTGATAGTTTTTCATAAAATTCGCCGTTACGGGTATCAATTGCCCCCATGATCTGATCAATTGGGACTTTATATGCCGCTGTTGCTTTGGGTTTTGTTTTAGTGGCCATGTAAATAATTATACAACATAAACAACTTAATGTCAATCGTTAGTTAAAACCAGATTTTGTTCAAATCAAGTACTTCAGGAACCTTATTTGTCTCTTTGAGAAAATAGGCACACATTGGCTGCTCGCCGTCCTCAAGTGGAATTGCCAATATATGACCAAACTTCAACTTTGGTACATACCATTTCACTTCTTGGTATATATTCACAACTTCAACCTTTTGCCATTCGGGTCTATATCCGTTGATAGGATTGAATACAAAGCAGGAGAACCCACGGTCATTTAGACTCATGATATTAATTACTTCTGGTTCGCCGTGGTCTGGTTCGCCAATTATCAAGGACCAATCTAGAGGTACTTTTAATTCATACTTGCCAATCCGCAATACAGCAGCTGGGCATGAAAAAGACTCTAAAAAGACCAATGGCACAAACATGTAATCAACATCGTCTTTGTTGCTATAATCTAATACTCCGTAACGCAGGTCTTCGTCAATTTCTTCGGGAAGACGATCCAAATCATATGCAACGTTATCTGTTGTTAAGATTCTCACTTGTATATTACCTTTTTAATTTCAAACTCATAGTTTGCTTCTTTATAGAAAATCTTACGCTTGGCTAAATGCCGTTTCGCAAATTTGGCCGTACTGGTGATGTCGTAGATTTGTACAAAATCCTTGCCCTCAGCTTTTCTTAACCCCCGGCCTATTGACTGTATAACTCGAATAAACGACTTACCAGGCTCCACCAGAACCATGTTAAAGATACGAGGAATATTGATACCAGTACTTGCCACCCCGTAAGTAGCGATAATAACCTTCGTGTCACTAATTGATACTTCATCATATTCGGTTTTCCTATCCTTTGATTTAGTTGCACCTGATACAAATACACTACCGACAATGCGTTCTTCAAGCATTTTCCCGCATTCTACTCGATCAACTAATATAAGCGTGTTACCGGTGGAGCCGATATCTGTAATTGTTTTTGCCAACTCATCTATACGCGCTGCATTTGTAGTTAGATATGACAACTCCTCTTGGTATGATTTGTAATCAACCTTGTCATCAAATTGTAATACCCTAACCTGACAGTTTGCAAGAACCCCCATATCTTGTAACTCGCTTGCTTGCAGTCTATGCAACACTGGTCCCAGAGAGGCAATCAGACTAATGTATTCGTGCTCTTCCTTGGGAATAGTGCCGGTCAATCCCCATCGCAGTGGCACTTTTGCAAAAATACCAGTTAGCATATCCTTAAGCGCCGAGGCTTTTGCTGCATGGACCTCATCAACTATAACGCAAACAAGGTTGTCTAATAATAATTCTGTGCTTACACCGGTAGCTGTTGCAAGCCCTTCTTTTTCTCGCTTTATAAGACTGTTAATACTTTGCCATGTTGCAATAACATGTGTATGATTAAGGTCTTTATCGTCTCCGAAGAATACACCAACATCTAATCCAAGGTTAACATAGTCGGCATGTGTTTGTCGTACAAGGTCTTTATTTGGTACGATAACTAGTGTGCGGCCATACGGTTGGCAGCATAAACTTAATCCAGCGGTCACGAGAGTTTTCCCCGCGCCTGTCCCGATCTCTTGCACCCCAGCAGAATTGCCCAGGAAACGATTGATAATCTCTACTTGGTAGTCTCGTAATACGATATCTTGGTTTGCTCGCTCATGTGTGGGTGGCCATTTAATGTGAGAGAATGTTGTTTCGTTAACTTCAATGAATTTGAAATCGTATGCAGCTCTACGATCATCTATCTCCACTTGCCATCCTTCTTCGGCTATAATTGGCAATACCCTCTCAAGGAGGTTTAGATATGTTGAACCGGCTGTAGTGAAAAACCCTATCTTACCATCCCAGCGTCCAAGGCGATACGCTGGCGAATAGTATGCAGACGGAAGTTGATATTTAAGCTTGGCTTCGCATTTTCTTCGAGTTGATGCGTCGAGGTCGATGAACTTACAATTTACTTCATCTTTGATTTCTAATTTTGTAATTCCGGACATATTATAATTATTTTTGAGTTACGCATATTGCAGAGGATTTTGCCTATCCATCTGGTCTATTTGGTCTATTTGGTCTATTTGGTCTATTTGGTCTATTTTGTCTATTTTGTCTATTTTTGAGCCAATGAGTGCCAGCGGCTATACAATGTTGTTCGGTTTGAAAGCCGCTTACTGATGCTATTGAGTTACCTCCTGCTGCTGCCGGCGCAATCAGCGTTAAAATTAAAATCCACATAAGCTATTTCCTTTGAATATGTAGTATAACAGTATTGCAACTTTAAGTCTATGCTGATATTACCAATAGCAATATAGTTAGCTAAAAACTGTCGGTTTATAAAAAGCAATTTCGCCATAATGATGTCAAAAGGATAGGCACCGTAGTGCCTTATATCCCCACTGTAATAACAATTGGTTATTGTTTCATCAGAATGAGCTGCTTACGAAACATCTCAATAAACTTTTTCATTTTAATCTCCACCTTTCAAGAGGAAACGATTTGAGATAGCCTTAAACGAACACTGCATCCTAAGCGACTTGAATACAACACCTTCACGCTCGGGCTTTGCGTTGCCAACTACCGACTTGCCTTCGGCCAATTGTAACAAGACTGCAATATTAGTAGACGAGCTAGTTTCATATACGCCTAACACTGGTGCATGATTCAGTCCCAGCTCTTGTGCCAGCCCAAGACGATCCTTTGGCAATACATAGCAGTGCTTATCAATATCGTATATGTCAAACAGATAGAAATCTTGGCCTTTAAGCTTGTAGGGGTTGCCTTGAATTCCTTCACCGACGCATTCGCCTTGTAGAGCAAGATTGCGTCCCATAGCACGAAGCTTGGCTCGAAGCTCATAACGCTTTGCTACGAGCCATAGGGTATTACCTTCTGTGTCCATTAGGTTCAGGTTTCGCGAACATACGCCAAAGTCGTCATCATTATGATACACAGTCATTGACGAGCCGTCGAGTTTCTCGGTTTGCTCCCACACATGGTTGTCTGTTTTCCAAAATTCCAATTCTTCTTTCAGAT